GGCTTTATACCATATTAACATTTTAAAACCGTCGTTTCCGTCGTTTTCTCAAATTTTTCTAAATATCTGTTATGTTTGCATCGGCAACTGTCCTCTGTATATGCTTTCCTTTTCTTTGGGAATACTTCATTCATCCTATGTGAGACCTGTACCCAACTTAGATCATCAATATAATAAAATCTGAGAATCATTCGGATTTCGCTTTTTTTAATTTGTCCTATATATTCCTCTACCTGTATCTGTTTCTCCAGAAGATCCGTCTCCAACATCTGCAGCTTTGCAATGCGCTTTTCAAGTAAAAACTCACGTTTTTCATATTCTCTTTGTGGGAAGCCTGTTATTTTCACTGTTCGCAATGGTTTGTTGCCTTTCTTTCCACATGCAACAGAATCTTGCACAGTAATCTTGTTCAGTTGCTCTATTTTCTTTTTATCCACTACAATCCTACGTCTCAGATCTTTTATCTCTTCTTTCATGTCTGCATACTCAATCAGTATCTTCTTGTCCACTGGCAACACTCCCTTTCGTATCTACTCCCCATTTTCTTAAGCAGTCCTCCACAGAGTACGCACCTCTTTGCATCCACTTCTTGGCATTCTCTGTTGGTTCATGATCTGCCAGATCGGCAAAGTGATCTTCCTGATCTCGTTTCATTTCCTTTGCGCTGCGTCTATGCTTTAAGGTTGTTAATCTCCGCACTATCCAAAAACACCACAAGCGGAAAAAATACTGCCATTAAATAGTCAAGCGGCTCCAGCTCCACATCCTCCTCCAATCCTGTCTTTAAAGTAATCACGGTTCCCAGTCCCAATATGTAGTAAAGGGTCAAAAATGCGATTGTGATTAAAATGTCCATGTTATTTCTCCTTGTATGGTTTTGGAAGTGGCTGCCATGCGAATATTACCCCGTCATAAATCCCATAATCGTCATACCAGAGACCATATTCATCCTCTTTTTTAAATCTCATTCTCTTTACCGGATATTCTTCATCGTCACACGTTACAAGATATACACCTTCTTTCTTAGGTATATTTTGTAACGTATAAGGAATCCACCCATTGTCTTTCTTTCCGTCCTCGTATCCTTTTTGATACCATTTTCTTCGGCTGCAATCTCCACAGTTTTGAACTTCATCCATGTGGGAACGAATCATATTTCTGCACCATACCAGCTCTTCATACCGACCTTGTACTCTTCCGGCTTCATAACATTCCTCACCATCCAGAAAACCATCATCTTCATCTACTGGAATGTTTTCAACCATATTCATACGTTCTTCAATTTTGTCCAAAATCTTCTCTAATGCGTTCATTTTTCCACCTCCAACAACTCATGATTATCAAAAATGTTTCCGACCAATTTATAATCTCTCCCATGTAATGTCTTTCCGTAGCTAAACCCTATTGGATATTGTCCTATGCATGTATTGCTTATAGGCACAACCCCAAAATCAGCATACTCTTTTCTCCAAATGACTTTATATAATCCACATTCTTCTTTTCTTTTATTACATTCAACAATATCATTCTCCCAAATCTTCCGACCACTCCAATCTTCAATCTTATTTTTTCTGTCTTCTCTATAATTCCAATCGGAAAGAAATGATTCTTTTTCTGCTTCGGTAAGATCTCCCCATTTTGTATTGTCATGTAATCCTGTGAACTGGCAGACCATATTACCGTCACATCTAAATAATTGGTCTTCGAAATTGTTTATCAGAACTATATCACCATACCTCATGTGCAACAAATCACCTTCCACCCACCACTGATCTTTTGGAAGCTCTTCCCAATCTTTTCTCTTTGTTTTAAAAAGTATTTCTCTGTTCATAATTACTCTTTCTCCCATGACCAATTAACCTGTTCCATAACCATATCTCTCATAGCTTCTTCGATTTCCTCATCAGTTACATCATCACCAAACTCTTCTTCAAATGTCATATTTGTTCCAGCAAAACCATAATTTGCCTCCGCTTTTACTTTAATCATTCTTCCACCCTCCTGTTCCAAACTTCAATTGCTGTTCTTTCTAAAGCGTAACTACGTGTAGCAATTCCGCATTCTCGGCAATGTACATACGCAAAAATCACTTCTTTTCCTCTCCGTGTTTTCCTCATCCATTAATCTTTTTCCCCTATCGCTTCGCCAACTCCCGAACCAGTTCATCATTTCCTTTTTTCGTAAGGCCTTCATTACATGTGCAATCCGGATATACACAGCGGAAACAATCCGGATATTTACAGAGCGGCTTTGAAATTTTCGTTCGATTCATTTCCAGTTTTCTCTTGGTCTCTAGCAGATCCGGTACCTGGACCTGTCTTCTGCTGCCCGCTTCCGCAAACCAGATCAATCCCGATCTCTCCAGATATGCCCGAAAACAAATCTCATTTTTCTCAATCTGGAACATAACTTTCATGTACACCCACACCTCATGCACATCCATCCCGTCAAATAAAAGTTCCTGTATCCTGGATGCGTATTTCTCGTAACCTTCCACTACTCAATCACTTCCATTTCTCTTATTGAGACTTCATAAGCTGTTCTCTCGCTGTCGCCTTTTACATAAATCCTGCTCTGTATCATTCCCATGGCTCTCACTTTTGTTCCGACTGGAAGCCCTGCTGCCAGCCTTGCGTTCGAATACCAGCAAATTGCCGGGAGATAATCACTTTTTCTGTGTTTCCTGTTCACTGCAATTAAAATATCCGTGATTTCTTTTCCGAGTGGTGTCTCTCGATAGAGCGGCTGTTTACAGATATATCCAATCAGATCAATTCTGTTTTGATCCGCTTCACCAGCTTCGCTGATTCCTTTTACAAATACATACAATTTCAAATGATTTCTTTCTCCATCCTTTTCATTGTATGATCGGTATTCTCCAAAGAGCGTGATTCTGCCTCCTACATGATCCCAGATCTCTCCTGCCAGTTCTTCCGGTACCTGGATCGGTATCACATCCAGCACTCCGCTAGTCCGCATAATTTCTATAACCGATGTATAAATTTTCCTGCCGCCCCTTGCAGTCAGCAAATATGTTGGTTCCTCTACGATTTTTCCTGTGATCTTTACGTTGTTCTCTTCCATCTTCTACTCCATTTCCAGCCCGGCTAATGCTTTTAAAATCTTCCCGCCATTGCTCTCTTCATCTGCCGGTGTTTTTACAGTCAATAACATTCCAGTCTCATTTACCCACAGGACGAAATATCCCATTCCCATAGGTCCTGTCGGAAAGTCTTCATACTCACCTGTTTCGGATAGGCTTACCAATTCCAGAATTTGATCTGGTATGTAACTCATCTCTTTTGTCTCTACATTCTGTAACACTGCCATTCCCCTGTATTTGATTTCTGTATCCTCATACCGGTCTCTGGCTGATAACCATTTCTTGTATTCCCACTCATCCCTTACTTTTAGTTCATACTGCTTTTCTCCTTTTTCATAGGCTCTGTATACTTCGCCCTCTTCCGGAAGATCCCCCACAAGTTCAATGACTGCTGCCTTATTCTTGCTTGTAAAGTCCTTCTCATATACAAATAATATCCAATAGGCTCCCTGTATGAAGTACATTTCCTCTTTCTTTCCTACAGTGAGTCCTGCACCTTTCCATGCATCCTTCAATATTCTCTTAAATATGCTCGTCTTAATAAACATGATGCTCCTTTCCTCTCCCAGAGTTATCTGGGAGATAATGTAATGGCTTACGACAGGTTTTGTGACGTACCTGCTGTTGTATCTTCACGGCACTTGGCCGGAGATGCTATAAAAATTGGAATCCTGGATGTCCTTCTTTCTGCTTTTCATTTTGCGGTTCTTTCATCAACTCTTGCTGATCCAGATAATTTTTCTTGCTGATCTTCATCCAGTCTTTCCGTGTGTGTGACTTTTCATATTCCCTCTGTGCGATCTCGCAAAGCAGTTCTCTTGTCTTTCTGCAATTATGTACAGCTTCTTTCCCGCTTTTATGGTGCGGTTCACACAAATACACTTTCAATCCCTCGGCTTCCGATAGAATTCTCATCCCGGATCCAAACAATACATGGTGTTCCTCGGTATACTGCTGCCGATAGTCTCCATACAGATTGGCACAGAGATAGCACACGCCCTTTTCTGTGTTCAAAATGCTTTTCGGATGGCTGATTCTCTTTTTCTTCTTTTTCGGCTTAGGAAACGCCATATCACTATAATCAATACTCATAAAGTAATCACTTTCTTTTTCCAGTTGTCCCATCCGCCTTTTGGCCAGGCAAATTCTTTCTTCAGAAGCTGCATGATTTTCTCCGGATCCCCGGATTTTAAGATGTCTTCTATGACTTCTCCTTCCTGGACCACCTCTTCTGTGATCTCATGTACCTGTTTTTCTTCTTCCGGAAGATTCATAACCGGAGCATCTGGCATCAGTTCCGGATAATCTTCCACTTCCATCTGTCCTGGAATCTGTTCTTCTGTTTCTTTTGGCTCTTCCAAAGTTTCCTGTGCTTTTGCAGGTTCTGCCTTTTTCTTTAATGGTTCCGTCTTTAAGACTTCCCTCTCTTTCTTTTCTCTCAGCGGCATCTGATAAACTCTTTCATAGGCTTCTGAATCAGAAGTCTTCCTGCCTTCCGGATAAAAGGTCTGTTCAAATGTTTTGGCCAACTCCAGATAGCTGATCTCTTCTGGTTCTCCCCTGCCGTTGTATGGCATGATCCGAATCTGAAATTCACTGAATAGTGCATTTGCTGATGGCATTTGCAACATTCGGAATTTTGTTGGAGCTACAATTCCCATGATCTCCCGGTTAATCGTACTTTCTCCTTTTGGCTCGTCTTCCCATATCCATTTAGCCATTTTTTCAAAGCAGCCTTTTCCCTCTCCTTTGAAAAATTCATACACTAACGTTTCCGTCCAGCTTCCATGGTGTTCTTCTGGTGCGATGTCGCACAGGCTCATCTGCGGCGAATAACGATCTTCTGTTTCCCGGATGACTTCTTTTACCTCCCGGATTTCCCGTACCGTGGCATCTCTTGGTACCACTTCCCGCACTTCTTCCGGCAGTGCCAACATTTCAGACAGCTTACTGCTGCCATATCCCCGGTATTTCTCCTGAATTTCCGGGCTGTTCCCATCAATACTGTATGTATCATTGATCTGCATGAACCGAATTGCCCACGTCCTGCTGATATTGAAGGTTTCCTTTGCAAACTCAAAAACATCTGCATACCCCTTCTCTTTATAAAACTCTGCATCTCTGGTCTTTTTTAAGAGATACCCGACTTTAATGTATCCCTCTGCTATATGTTCCAGTTCTTTTCGTAATGCAATTTCTACTCCCTGCAGTGTACTGATTGTCTGTAATTCCTCCATCTATCCTGCTTTCCTTTCTGTGCTCCTGAGCTTCTTTTTTTGGAACAGCTCGACAAATTCTTTCACTTCCTCTGTCATAGGTCCGTTATATTTTGCCCTGCACTGTATCATGGCTCCATTGTTTACCTCCATCGTGTAAAACGGTGTTTCCGGATTCTGCTTCTTTCGCAGGAACAGAATCGTTGTCTCCCCTTTGGCCACCCGGTCAATATACGTGGCAACGCAATGATGCATGGCATTTCCCTCCTGCCGGATTTCATGGATCCGTTTCGGAAGCCTCAATAAAAATTGTTCTGTTTCCATTTCCAGATAGCTGTCCCGTTTTCTGTATTGCTCGTACTTTTTGTCTTTTTTATTGTCCAAATCTTCTTTGGCTTTTATTTCTCGTTCTCTGCTCTCTTCAATCAACTCTTCATGACGCTGCTTCAAATTCTTCGGGAATAAGATCCACGGCTCTCGCATGTTGTACCCCAGTTCCTCTGCCATCTTCAGATAATCGTGATAATCCACGGCTTGTCTCTCATCTTCTCCTAACACTTCTTTGATGTACCGTTCCATCTTGTGAATGGTGGTATACCGGATATACCTGGTGAAATTCCTCGGAAACCTTGCAAAAAACTGAACCTGCTGCCATGTTGGATGCAATCCCTTTTCCTGCATTTTATAAGTGGTGTTGTATTCCCTTGTGCTTGGATTCTTTCCAGCCAACAGCTGGTAGTATTCCCCGTTTAGCCCCAGTATCTTTTTACAAGACCTCTCTTTCTTCTTTAAGTTTCCTGTGTTGTACCCCTGCATTTTTTCTTTGACAATTCTGTAAAACCCACACTTTACCAGCTGTTCGATTCCAGGCATATGCCGGTATCCCTCCAGATATTGATCCAAATACATTTTTTCCCGATATTTCCCATGTTTCACAAAATATTCCATTGCAGAATACTGAAACGGTGTTCCTTTTAAGATCTGTTTGAGATTCCGGTTATATAGGACCGCTTCATTTTCTACCACTTTCGCATAATACCGGCCCACCCTGTAACACCATCGAACCCAGTCTGTCTGCTTATACTGTTCATATTCAAATTCATGAATCTTTTTTAAATTCCGGTCATACGTGATCCGTATCAGCTCCCAGTACCCGCCATCTCCCTTTTGTCCATTCCTGAATTTCCGATAGCACTCAAAATATCGGTATACATATCCCTCTTTTGTTTTCTGCAGGAGCCCTGCATACCCTCTTGCATTGACATTTCCGCCTTTCTTTCGGCTTCTGTAGGTAACAGGATGCTTGCAGGATGGGCATTCTCCCGCGTCTCCATAGTGTGGATTCCGGATTTTCACTTCTCTTCCACAATGTGTGCAATGCCCTTTTGTTACTTTTCTTCCGGCATCATAAAACAAGTACTGGGGAAGGACTTCCCTGTCTACAAAATCATCAAAATCTTTCGGCAGTTCCGGCACCAGCGCCATCTCAGAATCAATTTCATCAATCTCTTTTCGTCCTTTACTATAGCTTTGCCATCTTGCGATTGCTGCACGTGGTTCTTCCTTTCCGTTGTGACAAAATTCTGAGATCCGTTTTCGGTCCTCTTCTCGTATCCACACTTTTCTGCTACTGTACCAGTACCCTTGTTGTATCTCTTCACATCCTTCCATGTAGCTTAAGTTATCTATTTTTGCAGTTCTCCACTTCTCACACAAATTGTCATAGGTGTAGTACTTGTTTTCTTCCAAAAGGAATAGCCGGTATTCCGGATGTGCTGTGCCAGCCAAGATCATATCCCTTGTAAATACATCGATCTCTAAAACCGTTTCTGTCTTCTTGGCACGATAGAACCAATAATATGTTGCACTCCAGACAGGTGGTCTTCCACATCTTAGTACCTGATGTCCTTGATCTTCCCTGACTGTCTTTCGCATAGTTTCCGTTACTTTTAACTCTGGAAGCTTTAATAACTCTCCTCGTCTCATTTCTCCACCTCCAGATAGTATTCTTCTGCCATGGAAAATACTTCCAGATCCGGCATTTGCACCACTTGCGTCCCGTTTCTTTCTTTGATTCTTTTTTCCGCTTCTTTTCGGATATTCTGCAGGCACTCTTTGAGTGTCCGGTTCTTTCTTCTTATAGCTCTGGCCAGAGCTTCTTTTTCAAAACATCTCATAGACAGATACGAGACGATCTCTCCTGCCGGCATCCCGTCTGTTTCCTCTTTTAGCTCGACCTGCAGCTTTCCAATGGCCGCATTTACTAAATCTACCAGCTCTTCTGATAAATGCTGCTCATACACTTCCCGGATTCCATCCGGAATCCCATTTTCCTCTGCCAGTACTTTTAAATGCTCCAGATCCTGTTCCTCTAATAATCCTTTTGCACACGCATTCAATTCCTCCACAGAATCAAAATTTCCAAATACATCAAACATTCTGTTTTTCCTCCAGTAATCCCTCTAAATTTTCCACGTAATCGTGATGTTTACTAAATCTGACGGTTATTTCATGCCGTTCTGCCAGTTCCTGATACTGCTGCCATAATTCTGGATTCTTGATACCCTTTCCAGATGGCTTTCTCCACTCTGACCGTTTCCACTGCTCCGGTTTTCCGTTTTCAATCATATTCTTGATAAAAATACAGTCTGTATATAAGGTCACATGGCATGCCGTATTTAGTGTTTTTAAGGATTCTACGATTCCAAGCAGTACCAGGCGATAATACGTTGTCTCTTTCTCCGCCCCACATATTCCTTTGACTGCCGGACCTTTCCTTGTCTGATATTCGATTGCAGCCGCCCAGCACCCATCTTTGATACATGGCCCCGTCAGACTTGTCCGTATGTAAATATTCAATGCTTTCATATCAAATTCTCCTGTTCAAACGGATCAGGATGTATCTTCGGTATTTGTATCCTGTTACCGGATTGATTCCTTCATGGTATGTTTCTTTGTCAAGATAATAGCCTTTTGGCGGTTTCGGCTCGTCACTCCATGTTTTTCTTTTATATGTCTTTACTTCCGCAACCGGAATCTTCAGATTTCTGCTGCAGGAGTACCGGCTCTCTCTCAGTTTGTTTTCTTCATCCGGCGTTTTACTTAAATACTCGGCCAGTTTTCGAAACCCACCCTCGTCATACATTAAATCCATGTGGACTCCACCCTTGTCCCATACCTTTCGCATAATCAAATCTGCATCCGGAATCCGGTTGATGACCAGATGATGATGAACACCACCCCGGCTTCCAATCTCGGTATGCAGCATCCATTTCAGTTCTGCTCCCCGTTTCTTGTATTGTGTCCGTACTTTATTGAGCCACTTCCTGATGTCTTTTGCTGCTTTCTCCATATCTTCTGGCCTGTTCTCCGGCTTATAAGTCAATGTCACCCAGTAGTCATTATCCTGAAAGTTCAGCTTCATCTTTCTCCAGCACTGCCGTTCTTTATTCCACTGATTCACTTTCCTGATCTGCTCTGGTGTGGCTTTCTTCTTTTTCATTCTCGGCATTCCCGGAGCACCATATCTCCCATTGTGATACTCCATCACTTCTCTGATGTCTCCCAGGTCATAACTCTTTCGTTTATACATCCTGTTTTGCTCCTAAGTTTAATATTCTTATCAAGTGAAAAACGGGAGCTTTTTGCTCTCATTTTCTTTGACATTTTGCCAATACAGGTGTACAATATAAATGAGTTTTTATTTTGTTTGTATTGGCAAAATATCCGGTGCATCTGTTTGCGGCAGGTGCACTACTTTTTTATACTTTTTTCTATGTATCGGCAACAGAACTCAATCACCAAAATAACGAGTATCATTCCTATCCACAATGTTCCCGCTTCTATCATCATCACTGTGCATACTGCTGCAGCCGCTTCCAGAATCCGCAACAGTTCCAAAGTGTACCGAATCTTTCTTCTCTCCCTGAAGCTCATACAATGATGTACTCTCCTCCGATTTCTTCTGCTACCTGTTTCGCCTCTTCGTATGTTCCATATTCGCTCCGTATTCTGCCGGACTGCCAACGAATGATCCATATCTGTTTCCTCTCCTTCTCTTCATTCAAATCCAAGTTCTTTGATCCTCTCCTCTATCAGATTTAATTCTGCAGTTACTTCTTCATTTTCCTGAAGCTGCCTCAGTTCATCCCTCCTGCTGACAAGTGCTCCGTATTCCAGAACTTGTCCTGCTGTCATGTTCAAGATCCTTTGGTCCATCTGTTTCTCCTTTGATTTTTACTGATTTTCTATTTTGATACTCCAACTCCCTGCAATAATTATTTAAACAGGCAATCGCATGCTGCTTCTGCTGTTCTGCA